AGAAGGATTTTTTGTTCCTTGATGAGCCAAGGTCGGTATTTAATTTTTTCCCCAGTAGAAGGTACATCCAATTCATATTTGGGAGTATTAAGTTTAGGTAACGTCATAATTTTTCATCCTTTATTCATGGTTAAAATAATCTAGATACAGCAGGTAGCGCCCGTGACAAATTTCTTTCGGCTGCATTGACTAAAGTTTGTCCTATTCTGTCCGTAAGACTTGGGCCGTGTTGGTTAATATCAGCAGTTTTCCAATATCTAAAATTCATGGATACACTCCATTTTACTATATCACCAGATGCAGCTCCAGATAGTGCTAAATCTCCAAGAGTTGATGGAAATGCTTCCATCAGAGTAATACCATATCGTCTTTGCATTTGTTCGTCTAGAAGATATATATCTACAGAACCAATATAATGTGCATAGTATCCTACTTGCCAAGTGGTAGGGTTAAATGCACGATGTTGCCATTTTTCAAACGCAACTCGTTCTCTTGCATCAGATGAACTTTGAAAGGTCAAGTCTACAGTATCAGTGTATTGAACACCATCGACAATTTGTCGTCTGGGCCCGTGGGTATTAACATCATCTACAGTAGAAAGTATTCGCCCTGGCAACGTAATAGATTCGCAACGCATAGAGATTCTATCCATGTCGGTAACTTTATTAATATCTTGTCTGTTTGTATTTTCATTAGCACCATTGTCTGATTGCAAGGCAGGTTTGTGAATTATCACTTCATAATGATTTGGTTTTGCATATCCTTCATTACCTCGAAAACTAGCAATAATATCATTCAAAACACCAAATGCTGCGCCTTCTAAAAATCTTGGTAAAACTGCCATTAGAGCATACTCCTAGAATCTTTCCATACTTCACTTGCACCGGCTTTCTTAAATCTCTGTACTGGAAGTAGTGTTGCAATAGTAAATTCATCGGCATCAATTCTACGAAACTGTGATTTGGTTTGCCCTGCCAAATACCTATGTAGTGTAGGTTTAATTAAGGTAACGCCTTTCAGTTGACTATAGTCTACAACTAAGCGAGTAGATTCATCAAATTTGGTATTATTGCTAAAATCTACCAAAGTATCTAATAGCTGTATTCTCAACGGAATAGGAAGGTAGTGTAAATTGATTCCCAGAAACCCATCTGGATAGTTTTCTATTGGGAGAACCAAAGGAAAAGAATCATAGTATGGTAACTTCTTTTTATGTTTTGGATCATAAATGAACATATTCAACTTACCATAAAATGGTTTGTTGTCTCGTTTACCATCACGTATCAAATCCATAGCGCCAGGAGTACCAAATTCCTTAATCTTATCTCTATACCATTGAGTAGATTTAGGACGCCCCTTTGCCTCATCTTTTACTGCTTGCATGTATTTGCTAATTGCCATGTAACTATTTATACGAAATCCCTAGATGATCCTCAGTCAATACCTTGAAATCCATACTATTCATATCACAAAATTCTGTTGCATATTTCCATTTAGCTTCATTTACTGCCCATGTTTTAACTGCACTATAGAACCTCTTAGTTTTTCTATCAGGAACTTTTGGGGGGCCGCACTGTATCTTTGGTTTAATCTCTATGATAGACTTTTCTATAGTACCATCATGTTTTTTTGCTTTAATATAGAAATCTGGAAAATATCTGTGAATTCTGCCATCCACAGGTGATAAATATGGTATGATGATCTCTTCACTGCCCCACTCTAATATCGAATTACTAGTATCGCAGTACACCATGAACTTCCGTTCCCATAAAGAACGGTACACTATTCGATTGGGATCGCCTTTATATTTTTTAGGATTTCTTGGAGTATATTTGCCCTTATATGCCATGATTAAAATACCTAAATAGTTTCATTGTAAGGATATTTATACATGACCATAGGTAACGCAATTGTCAACCAAGTACTAAACGCAGCTAATAGCGCTGCCCAAGGTGGACTTAAAAAAGTTTTAGGCAATCTGCCGGGATCAGCATTAGGTAACGGAATTGGCGCTAAAGGTGTCGGAGGAATATCTGCAACACAGTCTTCTATGAATCTTGCATACCCATTAGCAGTAGAAACTGAAGATCAAGAGGGACATTATATAATGTTCTTTATTAATTCAGCTGACCCTGCTAAAGTTAAGAAAGTTAGTGCAGGGCAAAAAGCAGCTGCCTTTGAGGCTGGGTATCTCGGAGAAGAGCAACAGATAGATAGACCAACAGCATCTAGACTTTCATCTGCGCCCAAAGGTGCGTTAGCAGTTACTAGACCAGCGACAGTCCGTTTAGCAAAAGCAATATCTCTTTACATGCCGCCTGCAATTAAGGTGCAGTATAAATCTTTATATAAAGAAGAAGAAATTGGTGCTGGAGCACAATTAGGTGCAGCTGCACTTGAAAGAGCAATGAATGTTGCATCAACCGAAGGTATATCAGGGTTCAATCCACTTAAAGCAAATTGGAGTGAAGCAGGTGCTGTATCTGGAGATGCTGGTCTTGCTTTGGCTGCAAGTTTCGCAAAGGGATTAGAAGCAACTGCTGGCCCGTTGTTGGGTTTACAGGGATCATTTGGAGCAATGGCTATACAATCAGGTCTGGTGTTATCTAATAAGATGGAACTGTTATTTGAAGGTGTTGGTCGTAGAAGTTTCAGTTATACGTTTACTTTTATCCCTAAGAGCGAGGCTGAAAGTAAAGTTGTTGCTGATATAGTATTCACCTTTAAAAAACATATGACTCCAGAATTTGGTACTCTTTTTGGTAAAGGTGTACAGGGCAGAGTATTAAAAATACCAGAAACTTTTGATATACAGTATATGTACAAGGGTAAAGAAAATCCTTGGATTAATAAAATTTCTTCTTGTTATTTGACAGATATGGACGTACAATATGGTAGTGATAAAGCAGGGTTTTATGAACCTTTAGAAAACCCACAATTGGGAACGGTCGGGCCACCTTCAACACATACTACTCTCGCTCTTACTTTTAGTGAAATCGAAAAGATGTCCAGAGAACGTATCGAACAAGGATTCTAATTATGTATTTTTCAACATTTCCTAAAATTTATTATTCTACTACAGGTAAAGATGATCACAAGCTTGTGACGAATCTTTTACGCCGTGTTGGTATAAGAGCAAAAGTTAAAACAAACACAGCACTATTCGATACCTATGACGTAAAAGAAGGCGAAACACCAGAAATGTTAGCACATAAATTATACGGTGATTCGGAATATCATTGGATAATTTTGTATATGAATGATATTGTTGATCGATATCACCAATGGCCAATGTCTACAATTCAATTTTTAGCATTTGTTGAAGATAAATATGATAATTTTGATGCAGTCCATCATTATGAAATATCTCAAAGTTCTGGTGATACCTCAATAAAAATAGATGTGGGGACTACTAATGCAGACTATCCTGTTGCAGACATCGTGACTAATATGGAATATGAAGAAAGTGTCCAAGATAAACTTAGAAGTATACGTTTACTTGATCCTGGCTACGTAAAACAGTTTGTTGATGAATTTAAATTATTGATGGAAGAGAGTAGTATTTAATGGCAGAAGGTTTAACCACCGCTGGAGATTTTGTACTAGACTTGGCTGAGATTATTACTGTAGATGGTTCTCCAGTAAAGGTTACTGCCAATGTTTTGAGTGTAATTATTTTTGAGGATATAGAGAATCCATTTATTTCGGGTAGTATAAGTTTTAATGACGGTCTTAATATTCAAAACTTATTGCCGCTTATAGGTCAAGAAGTTTTAAAGCTTAGACTTAGAACTCCATCTTTTGAAACTGAAGAAATGATTATAGATTCTTTATTTTACATAAATAATTTATCAACTGTCTTAGATGTTAATACCAATAACAAAATTTTGAATTTTGAATTCATTTCTATTGAAGCTATGGAAAATTCTAGAAAATCAGTAAGTAGAACTTTACGAGGGACTTGTGCTTCAATCGTAGAAACATTACTTAGAAACGATTTGAAATGTTCAAAAGACTTTTTTGTTGACCCTACCAAAGACGGCCGGATAATTTTAGGCACAGATGTGTCTCCTATGAAGATTATCAGAGATATGACAAATGAAGCAATATCTGAAAGACATGGTTCACCAACATACATGTTTTTTGAAACTTTAGAGGGATTTCATTTTAGGTCATTAGAAAGCTTGTATAAAGAAAAAATTCTTATGGAATATACTTCTGATGGAACTGGTGGACATACACCAAGGAAACATGGATTTTCTGAAGTTATTTTAGAATTAAATAAAATTAGAAAAGTGCAAAAAACAAATAGTAATGATTCTATGGCTGATCAAAATAATGGTAGTTATGCTTCTACGGTCATCACTCATGATATATTTAATAAAACTTACAAAGAAACTAATTATAATTATTTTGAATCTTTTAAAGATGAACGACATATCAATTTTTTTAATGGTAGAGGAAAACAAGAACCTATGATTGCTAAAGTAGCATTAGATGATAATGGTTCAACTATTTCTGATCTTCCTGTTAAAACTTTTTTACTTCCTGTGTCATTTGCTGACATTGTTTCTAAACAAGATGGTCAATATACTAATGCAATCACTAATGACTATAAGAATATTCGTGGTTATGATCCTGATTCTTTTATAACAAAAAGAACTTCGATGCTTAACAATTACGATGCAATTGCGGCAGACATCGAAGTAGACGGTAATACATTTATTAGAGCAGGAAATATGGTAGAATTAAATTTGCCTGCTCAATCTGCTGAAAGAATGGAAGAACCAGATAAAGTAGATAGGTTTTATAGAGGGGCTTTTCTTATACGTAATATTAAGCACTCTTTTACATTAAGTGAAAATGAAAACAAACATGTTATGAGTCTTTCGTGTGTTTCAGATTGTGTTGATAAAGAAATTCTTGGTTCTGAAATAGATATTGTGCCAAAAGTTTATGGCAAGAGTAAAAAAATTAACCCACTGACTATTAATGTAAATCGTTTAAGCGATACAAATTATTAGCAACCAAAGGAGAAGTCCACATCAAATCCAAAAGAGTATCCAATAAACATAACAAAAAGGAAGAAAAAATGGCTAGAACCAAAAACAGAATTAAAAATATGACATTCCAAAAACAAACACGAAACATCCAACCTCTAGAACCACTTTCCGAAGAAGATAAATATGTTGTGAAGATGTCAGGATATAAAAAAGGATTAATAGGACAACAAGCAAATGAAAAAATACCAAGATATGCGAACTCCTCTGGTTGAAGGGGTTTACGACAAAAACATATTTAAAGCGATATTCCTTGCTGGGGGGCCTGGCAGCGGTAAGTCTTATGTTGCCAAGTCTTCTACAGGGGGTATGGGTCTTAAAATGGTTAACTCTGATAATGCGTTTGAAAATCTCTTAGACAAAGAAGGTCTTACCAAGAAGATGAACACCAAACGAGGTGAACGTGAGACAGATCAAAGAGATGTCGTTAGAGATCGTGCTAAGAGTATAACGTCCAGACAAAAAGGTAATTATGTAGAAGGTCGCCTTGGTTTGATCATCGATGGTACTGGTCACGATTATGATAAGATTTCAAGACAGTCAAGTAAACTACGTATGTTAGGGTATGAGACATATATGATCTTTGTTAACACTTCACTGGACGTTGCACTACAGTCAAATGCACAAAGGGACAGAGTTGTTCCAGAGTCTATCGTCATAAAATCTCATAAGGCTGTGCAGTCCAATCTTGGTAAATTCAGTAGTCACTTTAGAGGTAATCTTGTTATTGTCGATAATAATGACAGGACAGAAACACCCATAAAGGCGGCGTACAAACATGTTGCACAACTATTAAAAAAACCAGTTAAGAACCAGATGGCAAAGAACTGGATTTCAATGGAACTAGCCAAAAAGAAAAGTTAATGTTTATTAAAATAGTCCTTGACAAATCTTCTTCACTGTAGTATATTAATAATATGACACAATATATTATAGAGTATTTTGGAGGAACCAAGGGTGATCTTCTCTGTCGGTTTCTTAATGGTTTTGATCCCGATATTTCGCCAAAAAGATCAAACATAACTATACCACCAGATATAGGGTGTATCAATTGGTTGAAGTTAGCAAACCCCCATCATTTAACGATTGATCGCTTTGAGGAAGTCTTAGTAACTAATTCTCACAAATATCTCTCTTCTCATCCTCTATGGGTGACTCATAATAAAGAATATTTTAAACTTTTAGATAAGTATGGTTATAAAATATTAAAATTAAGATTTGAGAAAAAACATTATACTACAATCTGCATAGAATCAAACTTAAAGAATAGAGGTGGACTAGTTGATCAAACTGGTTCTGCTATTCCCCGAAATCCTCTCATTTTACAAATTCAGACAATGGTTCAGGCCCTTAGATTGCAAGGTTTAGATTGGGATACATTTCTGACCAGCGATTTAGATGCTGTTGGTGGTAGGCGTGATCTTAAAAATGCATGGAATCAACGAGCATATGACTATGAATTATTCTTATCAGGAAATAACGAAAAAAGAGAATTTATTGACTATAGTGACTTGTATTTAAACTTTAATTGTGGTATATTAAACGAATATGATATAGAAGAGTGGAAGTTTTTGGTAAGAAGTAGCTGGTGCGACTATAAAGAGAATGGGTATATGGATTGGGATAGACCTTATCCAGAGACAATGCCTAAGTCACCATTTGGTGATGTAATTGAAAATTACATTAAAGAAAATAAATGAAGAGATTAACAGAAGAGATAAATTGCTACGAGATATTTCCTACCCTTGTTCATGAGTTTCAATTTGATCCTTCCAACAGGGAAGAAATGATAGCTCTAGTTCGAGAGCTAAACGCAAGAGGCGGGTACAAATACGATAGACTCAATGAGGAGAAAGAGTTTGCACATTTTACAACATATGTACACGGCCTATGTGAGCAGATACTTGAATATCAGGGTTATGAATACAACTCAATAGAAATCACTCAAATGTGGCCAAATTTGATGGGTTATGGGTCTGTTCTCTTGCAACATTCTCATCCTAATAGTTTTTTGTCTGGTGTGTGGTATCTACAAACTCCCGAAAAAACCGCCCCCCTAAGATTTCATGACTCAGGAATTAAACAGGTGATACGGCCACGTAGAAAAGAGAGAAATAGATTCAATAAAGAGATGCAAGCATTTCCGGCCGAGTATGGCAAAGGACTGTTATTTTCTGGATGGATGCCACATTCTGTTCCTCAGATAAAGACGCCAGGAGATTTAGAACGTATTAGCATATCGTGGAATACTCAAGTAAAAGGTTATTATGGTGAGCCAGGAATGCTGCAAAACATGGAGATAATATGAAAGAACAGACATTTGGAAAGTAATTGGGAGTGGACTAAGGTTCGTAGTAATTATCATTTTACTGGATTGAAATCAGAAAAAACTAAGGAAGTAATAGAAAATGGAAGAAGAGATCAAAGATTTTTTTGGTAATACTTGGAATCAGACTGAGGTTGATCCACATGTAGTGAAAATCATTGCAGAAGCTGATAGTGTTATAGATGTTGGTTGTGGGTTCAATCCTTATAAAAAATTTCATCAAGACCTGATTGGTATCGATATTGCTAATACAAATGCTGATTGGGTA